TATTAATAGACCAGAATCATAGTGTAATGAACGAAGGAGATGAGGGAAATGAAGGAAAAGGAAATTAGAAAGCTAGACATTCAATTTAGAGCAGAAGACACAGAAGAAGGCAAAATGGAAATAAAAGGATATGCTGCAGTTTTTGATAGCCCAGAAACATATGCATATACAGAACTAATAGCTAAAGGAGCATTCGATGAATCCGACATGAGTGATGTTGTATTACGTTACAACCACAATGACAGTTTCATGGTATTAGCAAGAACCAGGAATAAATCATTAGAATTGAAAACTGATGATAAAGGTTTATACATGACAGCCAGATTACAAGATGACATTACAGAACACAAAAACATATTCAATGCAATTAAAAGTGGCTTAATTGATAAGCAATCATTTGCATTTACAGTAGAAGAGGATAACTACGACTACGAAACAGATACAAGAACCATAACAAAGATAGGCAAAGTATTCGATGTGTCAGTAGTAGATCAACCATTCTACAATGCAACGGATGTATCAGTATCAAGAAACAAAAGTGATGAATTCCTAGAAAGAAGAGAGCAAATCCGAAAAGAAGAGGAAAGAAAGATAGAAGTAGCAAAAGCCAAAGAAGAGCTAAAAGCAAAGTTAGGTTAATACAACGATGGGAAAGCAGCTGGAGAGCTGTTTTTTTGTTGGTGGAGTCCAACTAAGTTGTTTGATAAATCCTGGAGAGGAATAATGGCAGTTATGCCTTAAATAGCAAAAAACAAAGGAGGTCTAACATGGAAGAGAAGACTAGAAAAGAAGAAATCGAAGCTCGTAAACTTGAAATTCGTGAAGCAGTAGATAATACAGAGGATCTAGAAGAAATCCAAAAATTAACCGAAGAGGTTGAAGTATTAAATGCCGAAGAAAAACAAATAGATGAGCAAGAAGCAAGAAAAGCCATAGCTGATGAATTAGATAAAAAAACTATGGTAGCCAAAGAAGTTGTTAAGGAGGAAAAAAGTATGGAAAACAACAAAGAAGAGTTAAGAAACTCACAAAAGTATATCGAAGCATTTGCAGAATACATTAAAACAAATGATGACAAAGAATTACGTGCATTAGTTACAACTGATGGATATGCAACAGGTAACAGTGCAACAGTAGAAGTACCAGATGTAGTATATGACATCGTAAAAACAGCATGGGAAAGAGAAGAATTAATCCAACATGTACGTACAATATCAGTAAAAGGAAACCTAAAAGTTCAATTTGAAGTAAGTGCTGATGGAGCAACAGTACATCAAGAAGGAAACGGATCAGTATCAGAAGAATCATTAGTTCTAGGTGTTGTAACACTTACACCAGTATCAATTAAGAAATGGATCTCAGTTAGTGATGAAGTTCTAGATTTAAGAGGCGAGGATTTCTTACGTTACATTTATGATGAATTAACATATAGAATCGCAAAGAAATGTGCTGATGAATTAGTAGATTTAATTTCTAAACTACCTCAATCATTAAGTGCTAATGATGCAGGTGTATACGATAAAGTATCAGCTAACAAGATTACAAAAGCCCCAGGAATTGGATTAATTGCAGAAGCAATTGCTAACTTAAGTGATGAAACAAGCGATATCACAATCGTTATGAATAAACTAACTTATGCAGCATTCAAAGAAGTACAATACGGAGCTAACTTCCCTATTGATCCATTTGAAGGATACAGAGTAGTATTCAATAACACATTACCAGCATACAGTGCAGCAAATACAAATGCAGTATATGCTATTGTAGGTGACTTCAATCATGGAGCATTAGCTAACTATCCAAGTGGCGAAGGAATCGAAATTAAATACGATAACACTACATTAATGACAAGTGACTTAGTAAGAATTCTAGGCCGTAAATACGTTGGAATTAATGCAGTAGCTGATAAAGCATTCTGTCTAATTGCAAAACCAGGCGTAAGTGCTTAATTAATATAGGAGGCGACTATGCAAGATACGGAAACATTACTAACTAAAATCAAAAAAATACAGGGCATTACACATAACGAATTTGATAACACAATAAACTTATGGATAAGTGCTGCAGAGATAGATTTAAAAAGTATTGGCATAGTCAATGCTTTAGTAGAGAATCCAGATAGTTTGGTAGAAACAGCAATAATTACATACGTGCTTAGTTTCTTAGATGTAGTGAATGCAGAATTATATGCTAATTCGTATGCATTACAGAAGGACACACTAAGACACATCGGTAGCTACATTACATCAAGTCAAGAGGTGTAATATGGAATACACAGAAATAATTTATTTGGTTGATAAAACACTAGAAGAGGATGACATCGGAAACGTTGTAACTTCCTCTTTTAGATTAACCAAAAGATATGCCAAAAGGCAAAGTGTAAGAACCAACGAATTCTACAGTGCAGTAGAATCAGGTCTAACCCCAAGTGTTGAATTTGTGATGAAAAGACTTGATTATGATGGCCAGAAAGAATTAAATTGGAACAACAAAAGATATGCAGTAATAAGAACCGTGGATCCAAAAAACAAGTTTGATATAGTGCTAGTATGCACAAGAAAAATTGGTGTCAAAGAGGTGCAAGTTAGTGCCTAAACATGGTGATTTTATGGACATAGCTGACATCCTGAATGATTATTCGAAAGAAATATACGATGAAATGCATGACGTGGCAGTACAAGTGGCCAAAGAAGGTGTAACCAGGTTAAAACAAACATCACCAAAGAAGACAGGTGATTATAGCAAAGGTTGGAGAGTGAAAGAATTCAAAGGAATGTTCTCATTTTCAAACGTAATACATAATGCAACCGATTGGAGATTAACACACCTACTAGAGAAACCACATGCCAAAAGGAATGGTGGAATCACAACCCCAAAGGTTCATATAAGACCAGTAGAGCAGGAATGTATAAACGAATACCAGAAGGATGTAGTTAACATCATTAAGAAGGGAGCATAATTATGCATAAAACAATATTTGATATTTTAAAGACACTAAATATACCAGTAGCATATGGACACTTTGAATCAGATAAAGAGGTGGAGCCACCTTTTATTGTATACCGAGAAACAAGCCCAATGACATTCAAAGCAGATGGTATAACATACTACAGACCATATGACTTTGAAATAGAAGTAGTAACCGAAAAGAAAGATGTAGCATTACAAAAAACTATCGAGGAATTATTAGATACAAGTAAAATACCATACGACATAGGTGAAGAAGTATGGGATGATGAAGAAAAGATTTATCATAATTATTATGAAATATAGGAGGTAAGATTATGGCAAATAAAGTAAGATTTGGATTAAGTGAAGTTCACATAGCTCCAATTACGTCAGTAAGTTCAGCAGGTGTTTATACATACGGCACGATTTTTACAATTCCAGGAGCTGTAAGTTTAACATTAGATCCAGAAGGCGACACGACTGATTTCTATGCAGATAATATTAAATATTTCACGACATCAGCAAATCAGGGATACACAGGATCACTTGAAATGGCTTTATTAAATGATGACTTTATAGAAAAGATTTTAAATGAAGCTAAAGATACAAACGGAGTTCACATTGAAGATGCTGACGTATCAACTAATGGATTTGCTTTAGGATTTCAAATTGATGGTGATGCAGCCAATAGAAGATTTTGGTATTACAATGTAACAGCAGCAAGACCAGGAAACTCATCAACTACAATTGAAACATCAAAAGAACCACAAACTGAAACAGTAGACATTACAGCAGCTCCAAGACTTGGAGATCATAGAGTAAGAGCAGTTATAGAAAAAACTGATGTTAATACAACTGCATATAATGGCTTCTTCAGTACAGTATACGAAAGCAACATATCTGCTTAAAAAACAATACTACTCAGTTTATGAGTAGTAAAAAGACTACTCAAAAGAGTAGTTTTTTTAGTATTCATAAAAAATAAGGAGAGTGATAAAATGGCCAACACAAACATAAAAGGTATTACTATCGAGATAGGTGGTAATACAAGTAAACTAGAAGATGCATTAAAAGGTGTTAATAAGACAATTTACTCAACTAATAGTGAATTAAAGTTATTAAATCAGGCATTAAAGTTCGATCCACATAACGTAGAATTATTGGCACAGAAGCAGGATGTATTACGAAAGAACATAGAAGCAACAACTCAAAAATTAAACACATTAAAAGAAGCCCAAAGACAAATGGGTGATTATAACTCCCTTACTGATGAACAAAAGGAAACATACAGAAAACTAGGTGTAGAAATAGCAAAGAGTGAAGCTGCACTTGGTAAGATGAATGAAGAGCTAAAGAACTCCAGCAAAATAGACTTAAGCAAATTAAAAGAAGGCCTAAAGAAAGTGGGAAATGTAGCTCTTGAAGTTAGCAAAGCAATGCTAAAAGTAACTGCAGCAATCGGTGGAGCATTAGCAGGACTTGTAACTGCAGGTGTTAAGTCATATGCAGAACTTGAAAAAGCACAAAAGCTGCAGA